TGAGCTCCTGAGTTATAATTAATTTATGGAAACTTAGCTGGTAAGACTAAGTTCTTCCCAGTTAAGGGGATTGCACAAGCTATCCTTAACCTATGATACAAATTTAAGTATCAATCTACGTACCCTCTTCTTGCGGGTAGTGCTTGCATTATGAGCTCTGGCCCATCATAGGACCTTAATCCTAGGGCACTCAGACTGCATTTTCCTAGTTCGGAACTCTTCCGTTTCTTGGCTATACAGCCAGGCGGAACTTCCCACGCATAAGGCACGGACTTCATTAGGTCCGTTTTCCGATTTATACGGAACACCTATTGTCCACCTACCTCCGGTATTTCACCCGGTTTCAATGGTAGCGTCTTATAAGAGGAAGAATACCTGACCTTCACACGAAGTGTCAAGAGATTTACCCTATTAGGAAAACCGTCCTATATGGTTCACCATAACGGGCGTGTGTCATGATGCGCTGTACACAGGCGTTAGAATACTAAATCCTTGGTGGTTTAGGGCGACTAGCTATCTTCGTCTAGCGGGTCCATATGTGGGGGGGTATCCCGTACAAAGTCTCTTTTCAGAGTCGAAAAGTACAAGGAGCCTTCCGGTTTTGGAGTCTCCGTCACTGGCTGTGACGGCAACCCAATACCAAAGTCTTTCACTTTCACTGGGACTTGCGCGAACAAATACTTCGCCAATCGTCTCCACATTCGGATATGCATTGTATCGGATAATCCGGCCTGGTTATCTTCCAGTAGCCGTTCAAAGCCTAAGTTGGACAATGGCAGTTTTGCCATCTCCTTTTGGAGCTCTATAAACTCCATATAAAGATCAAAGAAATCTAGATCTCTAAACTCAAGCATTAACTTGGTCAATCTTCCAGAGATTAACTCTAGTTGTTGATGCAAGTTGCACTTACTCTCGATTTGAACCGCATATATCATCCATCTTACGACGGGTAATACCTGCTGCATTCTTATTGACGGTAATTCGTCACCCATACCCTTTCGGTTATGTTTTACAACCGCAACATTTGCTTGCGCGCATATTACAGCTGATAGGTCTCGAGCAAGAGCTTCGACTATTTCTAACGTGTATCCGTTCAGTCGGAGAGCGTTGAGTTTCCGTTTCATCAACGGCAACTCCTGACTTACAAGGGCGTTAATTACCTCCTGCAGTTCTTTAAAACCTTTCATAGTTTTAGGAGAACCCAGTAGGAAGAAGCTTTTCGCTTCCTCCGCTGTTGTAGGAGTATTAATGGCGAAGATAACCATTTTCAGTTTACCATTCAAGGAGTTGAAGGGTCTATTAAGACCTCCAAGCACCCTATAACCAAAACCAAGCACTTTAGCAAGTGCAGTAAAGCCAAGGTTGTACTTTCTACTAAACGCAACCAGAGCACTAGGTGATCTGAATACTGCTTGCAGTTCTTTTAACGGAACCGGGCTGGTATCCACACCGTTGTGGATAGTTCGTTTAGCAAATTCAAGAGTGGTTCCTGATGGTGAGATTATTGATTTGGCAAGGCCAATTACGACCCCCAATCTAGACATTATTGCCTTATACTCTTCGGCAACAAGTCTATCACCGATAACAATGTCATCCCCAAGCACGGCATACAGAGTAAACCATCTTAGGGTTCCAAACACTTTATAAGCACAAAATTGCACAATAAAGTGATGGATA